GTTCAGGTTTAGCCCCGTCCGTTTCCATGTCAAACACGCATATCTTTTGTAAATTAGGCATTAACTTTCACCGTGACGCCCGGATTAAAAAAAGTCCTCTGAGAAGGCTTGTCTGCCACATGGGCGTTAACTGATCTGCAGCAACTAACCTTAACAGCTTGAATTTTTACGTAAGTGGTACCTGCTACCTCAAATCTATCACCATTGTTTAATTCGCTAAATTTTTTATTCATAGTTATGCTCCGGTTTTTAGGATATTAGATATAGTCATGATCTTGTCTAGCATTGCTATGCCAAGCACATCAAATTTAATTACACCTAAACTTTCTAGGTCTTGCATTTCCATACCGGCAATAGATTGTTTATTTTTTGAGTCATAAATCATAGGACATAATCCTTTCAACGGCTCTTTACCAATTACAATACCAGCGGCATGCTTGGATTGGTTCGATTTGGTTCCTTCCAGCCGTATCGCTTGCTCAAACCTTTTTGCTAATGGACCGGCAAGTTCTCCTGTATCATTAATATAACACCACTCTTTGAGTTTGTCAACATTGTTTTCCAAAGCCCATTTGATTATTGAAGATTCTCCTGTGTCTTCCTTCATTTCCTGTAATTCGTCAGCTATTTTGGCCTCATCTGGTATGAATTTGGTAATTCTATTCATTTCTTCAAAGGAAATATTACCATAAACTCTCAATACCTCTTTTAATGCACCTCGACCTTTCATGGTATTAAAAGTTATCATTTGAGAAACTTTATCTGAACCATATTGCTTTTTGATATATGATATGATCTCTTCTCTTTTGGTGATTGGAACATCTATATCAATATCTGGCATAGATATATGACCATCGGTATTCCTACCAGCATTATAGAATCTTTCGAAAATTAAATCATATTTGATAGGATCGATAGAGGTAATACCTATTAGATAAGATACCAAACAACCGGCAGCAGAACCTCTACCAGGACCAGGAAGCCACCCATTATCTTTCACGTATCTAACAATGTCTTGTACTACAAGAAAATAGCTCGATAAACCCGCTCCTTGAAGTATACCAAGTTCGTACTTTATTCTGTCCACATACTTTTCATGGAGATCTTTATCGACAGCCGTTTCTATTTTTTCTTTCCAGCCCAATCTACACAGATGCCTCAGATATTCATCTGGATTCATTCCCTTTGGACAATTGAAGTCTGGCAAGACTGGTTTTGCTAATATGTCATATTCTTCGCACAAACTATCAATATACTGAGTGTTTTCGATTTCTTCTTCTGTGTGTAATGCGCTCATTTCTTCTGGTGACAATATATGGAAATTATCTGATCTGAAAAAACAAGACATAGGCACATCTTTATCGTGCAATAGCTTGCTATTAATATCGACAAGTGTTGTTTTGAGATTATTACACAGCAATATTCTCTGATCTATTGCATCCTCTTTTCTACAATAATGTGCATCTGGGGTGCAGATCACTTTGGTATTTGTTATTTTGCCTATGCGTCTTATGTGTTCAGTTAATTCTATCTGTTCTGGGGAATATTCTTTATCCATAAGTTGAGACTCAAGAAAGAAATTTTCTTCACCAAAAATATCTTTCATCTCAGCAACAAATTCTCTACCAATTTTTTCTATATCATTTTGATTGCTGGACATTATCCTATCAGCAAGAACAGACCCCATGTGTCCGCAATATCCTATAATATTTCCGTCGAGTAACGTCGATAATTTTTGAAAATCAATTCTTGGTTTGTGATAAAAATTTTCTGGCAGATTTGTCTCTGATATTATATTCACTAGGGATTTCCATCCAGCATGATTCTTTGCAAGAACCAAAAAGTGACTTAGCTTTGTATTAGTTTTATCTTTTTTGTCACAGCTATCTCTTGATATATATAATTCACAGCCCAATATTGGTTTTATATTCTGTTTTTTTAGGGCTTGGAAAAATTGAACAGATCCAGATATAGATCCATGGTCTGTGATTGCACAGCTTTTCACACCAATCTCATTGCATCTATCAGCTATCTGGTGCGGTTTAGATAGTCCATCCATCAAACTGTAATGAGAATGAACATGCAAAGGAATATATGTTTTCATGCGGAACCCGGGGCTTTGTATGATCCAAAAGTATGATTGGGATGCTTGTATAGCATCATTGATGTATCAATTCCATAAAGTTCAATATCGTGCTTGATTTGCTCGCACTTGGTCATGTAAGATCCTTTCTCACATACTTGATTATCTCTATATTCGATGGTCGGGTCAAGCATAGTGTTTTCAAATGTGGTTTTTCCGAAGTGGCATAATTTTTTACACATCCAGGATTTCTTTAAATTAGGCCTCTTAACCGCTTTGATGGTATTAAATTTTTTCCTTAACATATTTTCCGTCTCTTCTATGTGGCTGTCATCGAAACATACCGTAAAAGGACCACCGTCATTAATAAAATATATAGAGAAAATTATGTGCTTAATATTAGGATAAAGATTTTTTATAGCATAATGATATATTCTAAGCTGAGGATCTGTTTCAAGTTTTTCTTGTGTTTTTTCCTGGCCGGTGGCCCAATCAAGTCTTCTACCAGTTTTCCAGTCTATAATTTCTATGGTGTCTTCATTCAATAATGTTATTAAGTCTATAGTACCTTTCATGGCAAGATTCCCTGACATTATTTCTCCGTCAGGTAAATTGTATTGATATTTAGCCCAAGGTTTTTTTATCTCGAAATCGAAATGTTGTTCTGGTTGTAGTATTTTGCGATTTCTAGGATCGAACATTCCGTCATTAAACTCAATTGCTTTGTATACCCAAGCATGACAATCTTTGTAGTCTTTGGTTGTCCACTTGTGGTGTTGTGTTCTTTCTGTATAGTATTCGTAGACATCATGTATGATTGTATTGAGATTATAATTATTGGTATCTATTTTACCAATAACATCATCTTCTACATATTGCTGATTGTTTTGTTGCGACTGTTTTATAATTGCTAGTATTTCTAATACTTTGTGTACAATAGTTCCTTTATCCGCCTTTTGACCAGATGGGCCTCTCCAACCCAAAACATACTCTATGAAATATTGCTGTTCACACATAGAGTGTGTGTTATAAGATGAACTTCTAAAATATGTAATTATAATGGTAATACCCTCTTGACTTTAAGGAAGCTGTATATGAGTTCATTTTTATCTTCAATACTTAGGTCTTTATTATCTATCACAAAATCAAAATTTGATTGATCGTATCTATCTTCGTCCAATGCTGTCTCGCTTTCATGGCTAGAATTATAAAGGTTTCTATTAAGTTTTATTACTAGGCCCCCAGCATTTTTAACAGCCTCAACCTCGTTGGGAAATCTACAATCTGCTATTAAAGCTAAAGGCAAATTCTCATCCTGTATTTTTCTAATGGTGGCTCCTGCCCAGACATTATGTTGCATTTTTCTAAATACATTAGTGCCAATATATTGCTTAACTTCTCTGGCAGACATTATTTTCCCGTTATCTGGCCATTTGCAATCAACATATTCATTTTTCTGATCATCTGTACCATAACATTGATCATGTGTCAGACCAAATATTTCAATGCACATCTTTTTAAGAGGATCAGCAAAATTATATATTGATGCATTTTTTTGTAGAGTCCTAGCAAAAATATTAGCAGTAAATTCACATCCACTAGTCTTGCCCGACTGCTTGCGTCCCGCAAAAGCTATTATCATCTGTAACAGTCCTTAATTTTTGGTATTATGATTCTTTTTATTTCTTCTGTATGCATTTCGCCTATATCATTATATTCTGATATGCTAATGTTTTTAACATTATAAGTACGACAGCATTTGGCTTTTATCTGCTCTGCGGCTTTTATTCCAGCTTCATCATTGTCCATAATTGTTATTATTGTCATAGCCCCAGATATATCTAGCATCATTCTTTGTTTATCCGCTAAAGATGAACCAAATATACCTAAAGAGTTATGTATACCTGCTTCTTCTAGTTTCCAAACATTTCCTGGACTCTCAACAAGTATCGCTATTCCGGTTTCTTGAATATGTTTTTTTGCATACCAATAGTTGTATAAAACGTTCTCTGATTTAAAGCCACTACTGTGCCTCCATTTAGGCTTAATGTTATTATCAATAGTCCTACCTGAACAGCCTATCATCATTTGATGATCATTGTCATATATTGGAACAACGGCCCTGTTGCACATTTCCTTCCCAGAAGCATAACAATCGCCAACATCATATTTAACCAGAATGTCTTTACTAAAATTTCTAGACAAGAAATATTTTGATGGTATCTCCAAATTATTTTTTACGGTATTTCTGGTGACCCCTGTTTTTCTTTTATTGTTTGCATTTTCTGTATTAATATATCTGATATTGTTAACAAAATTATTTTTCTCTTGACTCTTTTTAGACAACTTAATAGATTTGGTATCTTGATTAGTGAATTTAAATGCATACTCTAGAGCTTCTTTAAAAGATGCTGTGGTATCTCCATCTTTTTCCCAATCATATTTGGATTTAGATAAGCATCCTCTAATAAATCCTATAACAGAAGGCATAAATGTTTCTTCGCATTTATGAGATCTGCATTTCCAATTTCCTCTATAAGAATCCCCTGTGTAATATAGATTGAACGCCGAAACATTATCTCCTCCATGTATAGGACATTTCATAATAATCATATTATCTGATATCCTATAATCATCTATAGCTAAAGATTCAAGAAGACCTTCTATATCTTGACATACTAAATCGGCTATAGCCTTTATGTGATTTTGATCATACGAAGTCGATTTCATTTTGCGAGCTATTGTTTTCATCTAGTATAAATCCATCATTTTGAGAACTAATATTATTGGATATCTCCAATTTCGTGTTGCCTTCTATTATTTTTGCGCACCAACCCTTCATTTTGCAGTTGATGTAATCATTGTCATCTAATCCGCCTCCGTGCCTGCTTATTACAGGTACAAGTTTTCTATTCCCAACTTCTGCGCCATCTTCTGCTATTTCTTCGTCTGACTTTCTTTTAAAAATAGTGAAATTACTGCAGAGCCATATGATCCTGTCTGAACCAGAAGCTGAGTCGGTTGATTCTTTAGTTATTCCGTCTCGATTCAATTGTACAAATGCGACTATTGGAACTTGATATCTCATAGCAAAGTTATGCAAAGATGTCATCATAAAGCCTAGCACTTGGTATTCTTTTAAGTCTTGACTGATACCGGCCGAGTCCATCAGTTTTAAATAGTCATAGAATATTACGCAGTTTTTTGCTGTACCATCATCATTCAGTCCAACCTCTTTCAACAACCATCTTCTCATTATAGATAATTGTTCATCAAAAGATTTACCAGCTATACTTTTGTGAAATAGAGGTGTTTCTTTTAGGTTTTGTATACCTATGTTTATTTTTTCGTTTAATGACGCAGATTCAGAGAATTGACCAGTTTCTATTTTGGACATTTCGATTTCTGTAGACATAGCCAACAATCTATGTATATGGTCATTTTTTGTCATTTC